TCAAAAAGGGCACAAAAAGCGAAGATCTGAAGTAAGATTATAGATAGCGGTTCGGTTCGACAGGCCAGCGCAAAGCGCACCCTCCGGAAGGATCCCCAAACGAGAGACGGGACTCTCGCAAAACTCCCTCCCTTCTTCCCGTTTCCGGAGTGCATCCCGATGAAAGCTGAACGGCTGATCCCGTACTACGCGCCTGATGGAACCTCGCTCGGTTTCCGCACTCCCGATGCCGCGAAGCGTTTGATCGAAGGCGGGCGCGTAAAGGCTTCGTGGGGCAGGAAAGGACATCTTCGAGCCATCTGGCTGATGAGCCCCGATGGCGGTAACCCCATCCAGACGCGGGCGCCCCAGGGCACCCGCTACAGCTTCCGCGAGAACCTCGATCATGGGCGCTGCTGGAAGCTGCGCAAGCTGATGGCCGCGACGAGGGTGGCGTCCAGTTCTCCGCTCGCAACGGGTTCCTGCAGGTTGTGGCCGATTGCATGTTAGGGTGAAACGCAAAAGCCAGGTGGGCTGCCGACCTGTCGCCTAAAAGCGCGACGCGTTCAGTCGCCCACGTTTGGCGGTGTCCGGTGCCGGCAAGCCCGACGCCAAGGCCGACACAACGGACGCGACACGGGCCAACGTCGGCGCAACGGGGGACAACTGTCGGGCAAGCCCCTGAGGCCTGAAACGCAAGAATCGGCCGGCGGAGACAGGCAGATGCGCGCAACACCCGCGGATAGGAGTGCTCTTGATGCCGATGCTTCCAAAGCGTTGCTGTAGCGATCCGATGTGCGGCGCCGTCGCCGCGCCAGGCAGTTCGCGATGTCCAGCGCATGCGCGGGCCCTCCAGCGATCCTACGACGACCGTCGCGGTACGACGGTTGAGCGCGGTTACGATAGCGATCACGAGCGTCTCCGGGTGCTCTGCTTTGTGCGAGACGAGTGGCGTTGCAAAGTGTGTGGGTGGGAGCCGGACGTCGTCCAAGATTGTCGCCTGGCGGGCGTCGACGCGCCGCCGGTTGAGGTGGTGCTGGACGAGTTGCGCCGCGCCAAGCTGGCCGGCGAGCGCCACCTTCACATGGACCACATCATCAGGATTGAAGACAGACCGGAGTTGAGGCTGGACCTCAGCAACGTCCAAACGCTATGTTCTCTGTGCCATGCGAGGAAGACGATGGCGGAGCGACGCGCGCCCGCCATGGTCGGAGGGACCGGTAGCCGGTCTGAAAAGCTATCGATGCGGCGCGGTGACCAACGATGGCCATGCGTGAGAGAATCCGCGCATGAGAATTTTCTGTTTTGGGACGATTATACGGAAATGCTCAGCAAATCGACGATTTCTGCCGCCCAAAATGCCATTCCACTCACCAAAATGGCACTTTTCCCCTGTAAGTGAAAGAGAGTAAAGGAGTTGCCTAGAGGACAGCGTCCGAAACCGACAGCGATTCAGATTGTTGAGAGCGACCGCAAGCCGATCCTGATGGTGACCGACCCGCCGTATGGCATCGAGTTGGACATGGAATGGCGCGACCGCGCCGGCCTGAACAACGCGCCGGGCAGGAAGCGCACCGTTCTTTCCAAAGCTGCGGCGAAGAAGAACCCGCTGGCGCCTGCAGAGCCGAGCTACATGAAGCACCGGACAGAGGGTCATACCGAAACAACCATCTCCGGAGACACTCGATCCGACTGGTCCGCGGCCTTCGAACTGGTGCCAAGCCTCCAGGTCGCCTACGTTTGGCACGCTTCGATCCACACCCATGAAGTGCTGGACGGGCTGCTCCGGATCGGCTTCCTGTACCCGCAGCAGATCATCTGGGACAAGGGGCGCGCCGTGCTGACGCGGACCCACTACTGGTTCCAGCATGAGCCGTGCTGGTACGTGCGGAAGAAGAACGCGCCCTGGTACGGCAAGCCGGGCGGCGACAACACTTCAATCTGGAGCTCGCCTTCACCGAAGTTCATCATGGGCGGCTCCGACGAGGAGAAGTTCGATCACCCGACGCAGAAACCAGTGGCGCTGATGCGGCATTCGATCCTGAACCACACCAAGCGTGGCGAGCTGGTCTACGAGCCGTTCCTGGGTAGCGGGACGACGCTGGCCGCGGCGGAATTGACGGAGCGCGTGTGCTGCGGGGTGGAGATCGACCCGAAGTACGTCGATGTGATTATCCAGCGCTGGCAGACGCTGTCCGGCACGGAGGCCATGCTCGAGGGCCATGGTGCGACCTTCGCGCATGTGAAGCACGGGCGGCAGTTGGGCAAAGAGGATCACGACAAAGACGACGCACTGAGGATCCTGGAGGAGCGCGCCGGCGGCGCGGCGAACTGAAGTGCCGTTCTCACAGAAACATGCGGATGTGGCGTGCACATTCTTCCAGAAGTTTCTGCACCACACTGCGGACGACTGGTGGGGTGAACCTTTCGAGCTCTGCGCCTGGCAGGAAGAGGCGCTCACCACGATCTTCGGCAACGTCGACGACGCTGGCAATCACGTCATCGAGTTGGTCTACCTCGAGGTCCCGAAGAAGGCCGGCAAGGCTGAGTTCGCCGCGGGCCTCGCGCTCTACACCTTGGTGCTCACGAACACGCCCGGGTGCCAGGTCTACGGTGCGGCAGCGGCGACGCGACAGGCCCTGCAGGTGTACCTGGCGGCCTGCAAGATGGTCGAGCAATCGTCGGCGCTCAGGAAGTTGCTGCGGATCATGCGCGGGACGCATCGCATTTTGAAACGGAAGGATCCGGACAGTTTCTATGCGGCGGTCGCGGCGGACGGCGACTTCGGCGATGGCGTGAACCCGGCGCTCGTGGTGGCGGACGAGGTCCACAGGTGGAAGACGAGGAAGCAGTTAGAGAACTGGGACGTGCTCAGTAAAGGCGGTATCACGCGGCGGCAGACGCTGACCATCGCCATCACGACGGCGGGCGTCCAGAACGAATCTCCGCTCGCTTGGCGTCTGCACGAGAAGACGCGGAGGATCGACGAGGGCGTCGTCACGGACCATCGGTTTTTCGGGAAGCTCTACGGTGCAGCAGCGGAGGATGACCCAGCTGATCCTGCCACCTGGCATAAGGCCAATCCATCGCTGCTGCGGTTCGACAAGGGCGGGAATGTCATCGATGGATTCTTGAGCGAGGACAAGATCCGGAAGGAATACGAGAGCGCAGAGTCGGAAGGCGATCTGACGGCGTTCAAACGATACTTCCTAAACATCTGGGACCAGAAGGAGAACCGGGCTATCGGAGTGGCCAAGTGGGACGCGGGCGCCGGCGAATGGGCGGCTGCCGGCTTGCTGCCGAAGCTGCCCGAGGATGCCGTCCGGACGCTCCCGCATGATTTCATGGCGCGATTCTTCCAGCGCACGTGCTGGGCCGGCGTCGATCTGTCGATGACGACCGATCTGACGTCCGTGGTCTTCCTGTTCGACCGCCGCGGCTGCTTCGCCGCGATGACTCAAGCCAGCGCGTCGGGCTTCACGGTGAGCGGGGCGTGGAGCGACCAGGCGGATTTTGTCGTGCTGATGCTTTTCGACGCCGACGACCAGTTCGGCCATCTGCTCGCCAACCGCTACCTGCCTGACTTTTCTCTGGCCGGCGTGACGCTGGATTTCGACTTGGCCGTCCGCGGCTGTATGTCGCCCATTGGGCCGAAGTACCAGTCGGTTCCGTGGGGAGCGCTCAGCTACATCAACTCCAGCGAGGCTTCGGGCGTCGTGCCCCTTCCGGCGCCCACTTCGAACAGCGGGGGCGCCGCGGCGAGTGTGTTCTTTTCCCTGGTGGGAACGCCCACGAATTACGACCGGATCCAGCTCGTCTACCTGGGTAACGAGGTCTTCGACAGCGACAGCGGCACCGTTATCGCGACCGGCCAGACGCTCGCGCAAGTGGCCGCGAACATGGCGGCACTCATCAACTCCGTCACTTCGCCGACCGTTCCGCTTTCGGCCACCAGCGCGGGTATCGCGACCACCGTAGCGGCCAGCATTGCTACCGGCTCTCAGACGGTCACGCCCGCGGCCATGACGGACATTGTGGTGGGGACCGCCCTGACGGTGGCCAATTCGGACGGCTCCAACGGCGAGATCGTGACCGTTACGGCCATCACGCCCACCACGTTTACAGCGGTTTTCACGAGCGCGAAGACGGGTCCGGGCATCACGGTGAACGGCGGAGTGCTGGCGGTCACCTGCACTCAGCCGGGGCGCGACGGCAACGGCATCGAACTGCTGGCGATGTACAAGACTGCGGGCAATACCGGGATCTACCCGT